AACTCGAACACGTCGCCGGACGCTTGCCCTTCCTCGGCCTGCATCGTGGTTTGGAAATACACCAGCGTTCCGTTGACCATGTAGCCGTGCGCCAGGTTGTAGGCCGCACTCGAATAGCCGCAGGGAATTTCGATCTGGCCCGCGTCTTTCAGGCCCGCGACGTACTCGCGATAGCCGCCGGGGCTTTCGAGGTGCGTGGCGTCTTGGTACTCGACCTCGACCGCCGGAACCGCGATGCCCTTGCATTCGGGAATTGCCGTATATGTGGTGCCATCGGTGCCCCACTCACTGGTCACACCGTAGACAATGCGCTGCTTGGTCGCCATGGCGATCACTCCTTTTCAGCGTTTGAGATTGCCGGGAACCCGGCGGGGTCATTCAGTCCAAGTGACCGAAAACGTCATCGAAACGCGGTGCAGCAGCCCCGCGTCGTCGTCTGTATTGTCGCGGATCGCCGCAAGAAAAGCGCCCTGCACCGGGCCGCCGCGATAGCCTTCGAGCGCCGCGCGGATGTCGCGGCTGGCCGTAATTGCTTCGGCATAGGTGGAGCCATAGCAGTCAATCTGCACGCGGCCTTGCATCAAGCCGGTGCCCTGCATGTGCATGTCGCGCACGCCGCTGGCCCGATACAAAATCGCGCGCGGGGTGCTTGTGCCGGGACCAAACGCGCCCCACGCAACAGGAAACGACACAACGCCAGATAGAAGCGTGTAAAGGTGTTCTTCCATCAGCGTAACCTTTGCAAGCGCCTTGCTTGTCGGGCGATGTCAGCCGCTACCCTACCGAGCTTTGACCAAGGGCCGACTTTTGCAACAAGCGCCCACATTCGGTTTTGCTGCTCTTGCAAGCCCATCATTTGAAGCGAACACCGCTAGCAATCCAGCGCGCGAAATGTGGCGCAAGAAACTCTGCGATCCGGTCGCGCAGCGAGGTTGGCAAAAGCGCGACAGGCGCCAAAACATGCTCCGTTCTTCGTGTAGCGCGGGCCGGTGCCAAACTCGATCAGGTGCGCGTGCGGTTCAAACGACCCGACGAACATGTTTTCGATTGATTGCCCGCGCACCATCTCACTGTCGCCACGCTGCGAACCGCTTATGCGCGACGAAATCTTGAACGCCTCATTGGCTCCCGGCCAGAACGCCTCGGCCATTTCCTTGACCGGCTTCAATTCCTTACGCATGGCCCGCCGCGCAACGCCAGACGCCGTGCCACGCGGCAAGGCCGCAAGCGCGCGCTCAAGGTCCATGGCGCCTTCAAGGCGCAGGGTAGCGGTCATGCCTGCGGCCCCTCAATCGTGACAAACACCCACGCCCGATCCGTGATCGCGTCAACCTCTATGACGTTCCACCGATTGCCGGGCAACGTGTCGCTCGTGACGCCCCATGGCAGGCCGCGCCGCACATCTCGCATCCGGTAGCTCTCGGTGATCGCCCGTGCAGCCTCGCAAGACCGGAGTCGGATCTTATACGCCTTGCGGCCCGCTTCGCGTGCTGCCTGCACACCCTCATCTCCACGCCCGTAAAGCCACTGCGCGCAGCAGGCGTGGCGCTCTGCCCAAGCCTCTGAGGTTCCGCCGAAGGCATTTGTCAGGCCGATGGGCTCGTCAAACGCGACCCGTTCTGTCAGCGATCCCGCCTTCACAGTCCGCCCCACCGCAGCCCGGAAATCAGCGCAGTTACCCCGAAAGGCAGCGCAGCCATGTTCTTTTCCGAAACAGCCTCTCGATACTCGAACCACCCACCGACAAGCAGCCGCACCAGCTGCTGCGCCGCTGGCAGGCGCTGCACCGGGAGCCCATATTCTGCCGTGATAGTCACGGCCTGATCGGCATCAACACCGGAAACCGTTGCGACAACGCCCGCCGCAGAAAGGCGCGTTGCCACGGCGCCGAAGTCCACCGCCACGCCGCTGGCGTCTGGAAACGGCAAGACATGCCCCCCCGGCCCCGTCACATCCAACGCCCATTCCTGCGGCATGATGCACCGGCCAAGTATGCCGCCATGGCCGTCCAGATGCGCCACCGCTGCCGACTGCAAAGCCTCTAGCGTCAGGTCGTCATCCTCGAAGCCAAGCAGCCGCCGATAATCCCGCATGTCGGCAAGCGGGACCGGCATCTCGGCCGGGGGCTTGACAAGGTAAGGCGTCATCACTCAGCCTTGTTCTTGGGCGCCACGCGCGCCTTGTTTTTCGGAGCCGCCTTCACTTCGACAAGCACGCCGTTCGCAACAAGGTGCGCCACGTCGCGAGGCTCGGCCTCGCGCTCGTCACCCTTGAGATACAGCTTGTCGCCGTAGTGCTGTCGCTCAACTATGTATTTCATAAGGCCCCTCCAATATCGGCTTAGGAAAGGGGGCAGTCGCCCGCCCCCTCAAGAAACCGATCAGACCACAAAGCCGAGATCGCCGTAGATGAACGCCTCGGGACGATACACGGCCAGAGCAAGGCGCTCCTCGCAAAGCATGGTCACGAGGTTCTTGACGAAATCGTCCTCGTTCTCAGTGGCGATTTCGACGCGCGCCTGCCAACGGTCGAAGACCTGAGCACCAAGCGCGAATGCACCGGTCAGGAACTTGTCCACTGCGATCGCCTGGGTCGCCACCACCGGCAGCCCCCAAAGCGTCGGCGCGAGCGTCCCCTGCGGGTTGCCGATGATATACCGACCGTCCGCATCCTTGGTGGTCTCGATCCGTGCCCAATCGGTCGGGTGCATCACGTGACCCGTCGCCGGGTATTCAGCCAGGGCAGCTTGAAGCATGGCAAGGCGCATCGTGTCGATGGCCGTTGCCGAACTCGGTGTGAACTCAGCCGAATATGCCGTCGCCTGCGGGATGATGCCGTGGAGGTTCTGGCCGGTATTGTCGCCATTCAGAAGCTGCTGCTCTTCCTGAAAGGCCAAGCCATAGCGCAGGCGCCCGTCGATGTAGGTCCGCAGCTGCGCGGCATCGTCAAGGATCTGGCGCGATGCCTTTGCAGTGTGGGCAATCACCTTGGCGCTGGTCGACAACAAGTCCAGCTGGATGTCCGACTGCGGCTTGGCAGCGCCCTCGGCCACGGTCGCGGCGCTGTTCGTGAACCCCGTTTCCCGCACGTATTCCAGCGTGGAGCCGTCCATCTGGCCCGGCGTCAGCAGGTCGCGGATCGTCATGCGCCGATTGGGCGGCGTGATGACACCCGGTAAGCGGGTCTCGTTCACAATATCGCCAGCCGAGCCAGCCGCATCGGTGGTCGCGCTGGTGATGGTCGCCTTCGTGCCGAACTGGACCTTGCCGCGGAAGTCCGTGCCACGCTCAAGCGCCGCCTTGACCTCGTCCGCCTCGATGAACTGCTGGCCCAGCGATTTGGCGCGACCGGCTTCGCGTTCAAACGCAGACGCCCGCTCCATCTTCTGCTCCATTGAAGTGACCTGCTCGGTCAATTCGTTCATCTTCATCAGGGCTTCGTCAGCCTTTTCCTTGAAGCCCTTGGCGCTTTCCACGCCCTTACCAGCTTCGGCAAGCGCCTTTTCAGCGATCTCCTTGACCGCATCAACGTTCTTTGCGTGCTCGGCTTTGATCTCGGCAGCGAGGTCCGCCACCGACTTGGTGTTTTCGTCAGCCATGTTGGCCTCCTATGTCTGGTGGATTAGGCCCGCAGTGCCTCAAGCAACGCGCGGGCGTCGATTGCCGCTGCCGGTTCCCCCGGCCCTTTCAGGTGGATACGTGCGGCACGCTCCGCCTGTGAGTTCGAAAGCCCCAAGATCCCCTTGAGCAGCGCTTCGAACTCGCGCTCGGTCAGCCGTTCCCCGGCCTTGAGCGATTCCAAAATGTCGTGGTTGGCCTTCGCCGCTTTTACCGACGAAATCGTCGCGCTCTCATTTGCGCCGATGGAAACGACAGAAACCTCGAACAGATCCAGCTCCTTGAGATACCAGACTCCGCTGTCTTTCTCGTAATCCTTGATGCCGTAGCCGATGGAAAGGCCGTCGACAGCTCCATCCTTGAGCAGCGCGTAAGCCTCGCGCCCGCGCTGCACGTCCATGTTCAACTTGCCGCGCATCAGAAGGCCCGCGTCATCTTCTTCGGCGTCCAGCCATTTGCCGATGACCTCGCGCGGGTCGTGCTGCCAAAACATCTTAGGCATTGTGCCCTTGGAGCGGTGCGCTTTAAGCGTCTCGGTATAAGCACCCTTGACGATAACATCGCCGTAGCTGTCTGGCTCGCCTCCGAACGTGGAGCCGTAGCCTTCGAACTCGCCCGTTTCATCGTCCATCGCCTTGATCTTGAAGACCGGCGCGGCCTTATGCTGGTTCGTCATTGCCTGCCTCCGTGATCGGGACATTCTGCATCTGCATTCGGGCAACGTCGCCCCCCTCGACAGGGGGCAGGTTTTCCTTGCCCCGGACCTCGTTGATCGTCATCGCCCCAATCTGCGTCATGGTGCTGTAGAAGCCCGCCCGCGCCACGCTGTCCGCCCGCAGAAGGCCCTCAAGGTTAAACTCGACCGACATGCCCGCCGCGCGATCCGCAGGCGTCATAAGCTGTTTCACGACCGCCTGCTCGATGCGCTTCAACCGGCGGCGCAGGGTGAACTTCTGGAACCCGATTGTCTGCTGCTCAATCCCGGTGCCCCAAGATGTGCTTTTCTCCGTGTGCCCGATCATGAACGGCGGCACCCCGAAGAACCGGGCGATCTCCTCAACCGAAAACGCGCGACTTTCCAGCATCTGCGCGTCTTCCGGGTTGATCGTCAGTTGCTGCCACTTGGTCCCGCCTTCCAGAACCATCGGACGGCCTGCGTTCATCGCGCCCGCAAACCTCTCGACCAGCTTGGTCTCAGCAAGCTTGCGGTTTTCCGCGCTCAGAAACTGATCAAAAGTCAGCACGCCAGATGGCCGCATCCCGTTCCGGAATGTCTCACCCGCCGCGCGCTCTTGCGCCTGCGCCAAGCCGAACGCCCCGCGCGCGAATTGCAGCGTCGAAAGCCCGCCAAGGGGATGCCCGCCGAATCCGCGAATGTGCAGCACGTCCCGCTCGCGACGGCGAAAGCTGGCCCCGTCTTCCGACCATTCGTATTCAATGCCGCCATCCGTGGCGCGCTTTACCACCATCACCAGCGGCGCGATGGGATAAAGCGACGTGACCTGCCCTGCGTCGTTTTTTGCGATCCGGGCGTAGGCGTTCCCGTAAAGCTCAAGCGACGCCGCCATCCACTCCCAGAAATCAACGGCAGTCTGGTCGAAATTCGGGCTGTCATGCAGAACCCGGTAAAGCGGGTGCCCG